TGATCGATAGCGTCCGCCTTGTATCTCTCGATGCTCGTGCTTGCTCCGTCCGTGAACAAATTCCATGTTCCATCCTCTGGGAGCTGTTCACTTAATGGTATCCACTCGTTTTTTGCCGCTCGCTCCTTGAGCTCGTTAAACGCTTCTTTCGTGAGTAGCACTGTGTTTGTGGCCTCTAAATATTTTTTTATATCCATTCCCTTATCCTTTCTACCCTCGTAACCTCCGGGGCGGGTGTGTGGTTTAATAAGTTGCTAATGGTGCGGTATCTTCTTCGTACATTTCAACGAGTAATCTCTTAGCATCTACGGGGTTCATCCCAACGGCTTCGCTAAACTCTTCGATTGTTTCGTAACCGTAATAGTTGAGCATTTCCTTCATTTTGTATCTCCTTTCGGTGCCGTTTCCTTAACTCTGATATAAGTATACACCGACATATTGTATATGTCAATACCTATATGCAATTTTTTTAATTTTTTTCGGGAAATAAAAAAAGGGCGCCCCGTAGGACGCCCCAAAAGAGGAGAAGAAAGCTATTTAAATGAGAGACGGGTCAACGGTCCGCATATCCCGTCATCAATCAGATTGTGCTTGCGCTGGTAGTCTTTGAGCGCTTCTATGCTCTTGCGCCCCGCGATACCGTCCACGATGAGCTTATAGCCGTATCGGTTCAGCTCTACTTGGAGCCAGCGCACATCATTGCCTTTGCTATTGAGCCTAATATTCTTTATAGGTTCAGCATAAGGATTTCCAGTTTTAACAACGCCAGCAAACGTATCATACTGCATAAGGTTCAACCCCTGTATGCGCTCCATACAAGTAGTAACATAACGTGATGACGTAGCATATCCATCCTGCTTGATCAGTTCAAGATAGTTCCTCGGGGAGATAGCTGTTTTCAGATTTGCATATCTCTTCGTATTGATAAAGTCAAAATATCCCTTTACACCCTGCTCCATGCTGTCATATACACGGAAATTGTCCTCTATGGGGGTAAGCGTTCCTTTTGTATATTCTTCTTTTGTAGACAGATTAACGCTTTTGCCCGTCCATTTATCACCGCATTTCATGCCAAAGAAGTTGTTATACTTCGATGCAAGCTGTGATAATCCCTGTTTCTTAAAGCTCTCCACCGATGCCTGTGCGAGTATAGGTGATGCGAAGGGATATCCTCTCTTGATGCACTCACGCTGGACGATTGGAGCAATCCTTTTTATGAAATCAATCTGCTCTGCCGAGAATCCCATTTCTTCACCCCTTGAACTGTTCGAGAAGTTGACGCACCTTGTCATATCCGACCGTAGCAGATAGGAAAGACAGAAAAGTGAGTGCGATCATTATAATCACTTTCTGTATCGAGAACGGCTCGCCAAAATAGAGCGTATATCCGACACACAATGCCACTGTGAGTATGGTGGACACTATGACGGCAAGTAAATTGCTGGAGTATTCCACCTTTTTCTCGTTCAATATCTTCTTTATCGCTTCCACCGTAAGACTTGTCAGCACGCTGATGAGTGCCAGCGCTGACAGTAAAAATCCATTATTCATCATGTTCCTCCATGTATTTCAGTTCTTCAAAGTCCTGCTTGCGTTCCTGCTTCGTTTCAAAGTATGCCTTTCCCATATACCCGACCATTACCGCTACTACACCCGTTACCCACGCTATACCTAAATCTGATACGGGCTCCCGACCGAAAGCGGAGAGGATATAAGGAACCGAGCCGTTAATCACCCCGACTATCAACAGGGCTTTCACGGCTCGTTTGGTATATGTTCGCCTGTTTTCTCTGTGGCGTTTCATTTGTAGACCTCTCGTATCTTAACCAACCTGTGGATTATCTCGCTTGTCCAATCATCCACCTTTGTCATAAACTTCTTTGACGTAAAGATATCGGGCTTCACCGTCATGCTAGCAAGTAGGGCTTTGACTTTTTCCTGCTTGATGCTGATATAGTCGGACTCTACGTTAATATGGTTGTATGTAATCCACTCGACCACTTCGCCATACATTCTTTCCAAGATATACATAGTGACATATGGGTCGTAGCCCTCTACATCCTTACACATTTCATCTATCGTATGCCGTAGACCGTCACAATATATGTGTGCCCACTCTGTCTGCTGACGGATGATATCTCTCTCCCGGTAATCATCCCCCAGCCCGAATTTGCTTGTGTTCAGCCGTAGCCACCCCATCTTTGCAAGTAGCACCATGATGAGGAATACGACCAACCCGTATATCATCACCATGAAAGCGTTTTGGTTGGTTAAGACCTTTGCGATAGCGTCCCACATTACTCTGCCCCTGCTACTGTGCCTGTGTACTGTTCGATAGTCATTACATAGTGTTTCATTGTATTGTCCTCCTTGAAAAAGTGCTTTTCGTGTGTTTTCGTGTGTTTCGTGCCTTTTTCGTGCGTTTTTCGTGCGTTTATACGGGATAGGATTTGCACCTATCATGATATTCCCACAACCTCGTACACTTGCCCGATGTTTCGGTGCATGAATATCTACCCTCTGCGTCTACTATTGCTGAATACTTCTAAAGAGCATCAGCTTTACCATCAGAAATGTCTATTCCGCCACCGTATAGCTTTATCAGAATAATGTGATTGAGCCTGTGTTCATGCCTCACCCTCTGTCTCTGTCTCAACCTGCGGATGGCTTATCTTTTCGCTATATCCCCCTACTACTGCAAGGTCAGCGGAGTATACTATCTGTACTATTCCCTCTATCACGTCGGGAGCGTTCCACAGCACCTTGCATTTGTCGTGAAATGCCACGATAGCCTTTGTGATGTCGTCCCACTCCGATTCGATTGTTACCGTTCCGTTGCTTGATTGAATGATGTAATACTTGTGATTCATTTTGTTTACCTCTCTTTCGTTATAATGATGCTATTCTTGTCTTGAAATCAGTAAAATCACTACTTGCTGAAACTACTGTTTTAAGGTCTGCTATGTTTATTTTCTTCTCCGTCAGCTCCCTATTAGTCATAGCATACGGTTGATAGGTATCATCGGGGTCGGAAGCAAGACGGAGCATGGGGTAAAATGTCTTATTAGTGACCGTTTTACCTGATTTAACACCAATTCCATAACTAATATATGTTTTATCGTTTGGAATAGTAAAATTTTTTTCTCCATTATTTGTATTAGCTCCACCAGATAAAGTAGAACCAACAAAATAATTTACAAATATGTATGAATCCGTTGCTGGTGAATTATCGCCCGATAAAATATACTCAACACCATGTTTTAATCCCTTTAATGGTTTGTTAGACACCCTTGATGCTATGCTATAATAAGCATCTGTTGAAGCAGTACCATTTGCTGTTATACTTCCATCTTCATTGACGGTAAAAGCAACACCATTTATGGTTTCATTTTTACCCTCATTTATCATTAAATTCTTCGCCCCCAGCACTCCGTTGTCTGCGTAGATTTGCTCTATTTCTTCTTCTACTGATTCATGATAGGGTTCATAGGTGGGGTCTGTTATACGGCTATCCTTGACCATTATATTCGTTACGGTTGCACTGCTCCCGAAATACAATTCATAGTCCGCATCAGCCGTGAATGATAGTGGACTCGTACTTCCGCTCGTTATGGTAGCACCGCTTGCACTATTCTTTTTCAACGTAACAGTAGCCGAACCTGTCCATGATACATCGTAGGTTATGCCGTTTTCTATATGCGCTATAACCGCATTATTTGTCTGTGAATAGGCTCTGTTCTTCCCTGTCCATCCTACGGTGTCTTTAACAAGGCTCTGCTGTCCTGCTATGTCGGATGCTTCCTTTGTGACTAAAGCATCTATCTTCTCTTTTACTGTCTGATTACTGTCATAATCCACCTGTTCGGCAGAATAGTCTCCAGCCATAGGAAGTACAGAGCCACTTCTGCCATTGAAGGACTTAACACCGTCGTTAGAAAGGGCTTCAAGGGCTTCCTGCGCGTTCTCCTGCGTCTCTCCACCGATATGCAAAGCTGATGTAAGGAGTATCTTTTTACTGTCGTAATCCCCAGCCATAGGGAGTATAGAGCCACTACGCCCATTGAATGTAGTCTTGGGAATGTACGGGAGGGCGAGGATATCCCATTTGTTGTCACTATTCCACGCGATATTTGTGCCGCCTTTGACCTTGATTCCTGCCCCCTCTGTAAATCTTGAGTCGGTCGTGAAATCATCGGTGATATCGTACATATCACCCTCTCTCATCCCGGTAGTGGGAATATCGGCGAAGGGAATAGAGGCTTTATAATGGAGTCCACCTTGAGCATATCTTTCCGCATACTGCGCCCAATATTCAGCGTTATGCTCATAGGTGGGGTCTGTAGGCTCTACGGGTATGCCGCCCCTCGTACCCTGCGCCCACGCTTCCGAATTTTCGGCGTTTTCCTGCGTTTCTGTTATGGCTTCTTGAGCCCTTTCTACGGCTTCCTGTGCAGTTTCTGTGGCTTCCTGCGCCGTATGTACGGCTTCCTGTGCTTCTCTTATTGCCTCTTCGATATACTGATAGTCTGACTCTGACATATCCGTATCGCTAGGAAGTGCGGAGGGCTGGACACGCATGATAAATGCAAAGGTTCCCGTCACGCCGCTTGATTCCGTGACAACGATCTGCACCCTTACGTCTCCAGCCACGGGAGCCATCTGCTCGGTGAGGTCTGCGGTTACTACGTTGCCATCAAGCGTAGCCGTATACTGAAAGCCATGCCCGTCGGGCTTCGTGCCCTGTATTACCGCCGTGCCGTTAGGCGAATAGGGCTCATTTCCCTCATATAACGTGGCTATGAGCCTACCTGTGCCTGTATCGTACTGATTCACGTGGACAATCACGGGTGATTGATTCGGGATTAAGTTAAGATTGAACCTCTGTACTATCATTTCTTCCCTCCGTTAAGATAATTGAATGTTGCCAAAATATGAGCCATCTTTGTATACGGCTACGTACTTGCGACCGCTGGCTTCATACGCCATGAGCTTGAGTTCTTCCGTGTTTACCGCACCAACGTAGCCTAATAGTCTGCCGTCACGCACCAATACATCGCCGCTCATCTGTATACCGTTACTACCCGAACCCGATGGACCTATATATATAAAAGCCTCGGTCATGTCGTTTTCAGTTCCGACGTGGACGCTAGCACCTGTCATTCTGACTTGGTGTGTGCTCTCAATAGCTATGCGGTCATTGCCCGAGATTATAAGTGCGTCATGCCCGTCAAATCCTATTGACGGTCCGTAGCTCAATGTAGTCTGCAGGTCTCCCCTTCCGAAACGAGCCGTTGAGCCCTCCATGAGCACACCTGTGATATGCGAGCCTGTGATATCTATGGCGTTTATCGTGCCAGCCTTGATAAAGTCAGCGTTAAAGTGTCCGTCTATCGTCCATGCGGTCGTATAGTCTCCGTCGTACCCTGTAGTACTAAAGCCGATACCGTTTACGTTCATTCTGATGACGTTTACCGCCGTGTCTTTATCGTCGGTGTCCATTATGAGTATCTCGTTGGGCTCACCGTTCGCATTGCGGTTAATGACCACGTGACCGCCTAAACCTCCGCTCAATAAACTATTGGCATGGTTTATAGCCTGTCTCATAAATCCCTCTGTAGGGGTCTGATTGACCGCGGATTGCATTTCCGAAAGCGTGCTAGCTAAATCCGTGCGGCTTTCGCCGATCTCGATAGATGTATAACGCTCTTTCAGTACGTCATAGACCGTTTCCACTACTTTAGCCTTTGCAGATATGCCAAGTTTCTCAAACTCTACCGTTACGGTATCGCATAGCTTCACCCTCTCGAGGTTGGCAATGTTCTTGTATTCCTCCGTTTGCCATAAGGCGATAAAAGATACTTCAATGCTTATCCTCGGCACACCGACCCTATTTGATGAGATATAGCTCCTTGCGTGGGCTTCCAGCTCCGCCTTGGTGGGCTTATCTTGATAGTCCCCCGAGAAATCCATAACCACGGTGCGCTTATAAGGGAAATTATCAGCACCCTCCGCATACTGAATATCCCCGGTCACGGTGTTGCCGTCCGAGTCTGTCCAATATGGACAAATCCCTGTTATAGTGTTCTCGATATTTTCCTCCTGCTTGATGTCGGTTATGTTCTTGCCGTAGCGAAGTGTCACGCCGTTGTCAGATCCCCTTGACGCGTGGAGCTTCACGGTGTAGTTATCAAATTCATATTCTCCGCCGTATACGTCAAGTATTGACCCTTGGACTCCGCCAAGCTGGGAGCGGAATGATGCAGGAAGTGTCTGCTTATACGTGGCAGATGTCTCTTTGTCCGTCCATACTGTAAAGGGGTTAGTTTCCATGGAATGACTTACCAGCCCCGATAATGCCCCGGCGCAATTTGACGCCGTGAAAGGGCTTACGGGTATAAATGAAAGCTGATACGATATATGCTCGGCTTCTATCGTTACCTTGCCGTTTAGGGGCTTACTGATTTTATAGACTCTGAATAACTGCTCCGTAGCACCGTCTGACGGTATCGCCTTGATGATAGAAGAGTGAGCTATATCGCCAAAATGCAGACCATCTATCGGATAGACTATCTGCATGGTATAGGCTCCGTTTCGCTCCTCTGTGACTTCGCACGATATGCAATCAGACAGACTGCCGAGCCCGTTGGTAGTAAAGTTCGATTCTGTTGGGGAGTATAAAATAGGTATCATAACGTGAACCACCTCGGATAAACTATCAACTTATCCACTCCGTCAAGTGATATACCGCTTTCACCGCTGGGGAGTGTGGGAAATTTACCGCTATTCAATACAATGTTGGAGTTGCAGTTTACGGACCCTTTATAAGCGTCCATCAAATCACAATCTATATCTGTATACTCGTTCGCCTGCGTTATAGTGATAGTATCTTCACCCACGCCAAAAGTACCCACGCCGTACACTCTGATTAA